ACAACTCTCTTTCTATTTGATGTATATGCTCTAGTCATTATATCCTTCTAGTTAAGAACTTCCCTGCTATACCTTCAGCAGCTATTTCTCTAATAGATCGCTCAATCAAGTCTCTTGGGTCTCTTTGTCCATTTGCCCAAGGTTGTGTTTGTTCAAAAACCTGATAAGGATCTTTTTGATAAGTGTAGTTAATTATAGGTATTGCGCCGTTATTAACACCTAATATCTCTACTGAGTTGGCGAAGCGGCCAGTTCTATTTTCAAGTGCAGGAGCATTCATATTTTTCTGCACTACTCCCGATATCTTTGCTGTTAATAGGTTTAATAACGCTGGTGTAGAACTCTGACCTTTGTTTTCTTTATTGAAGTCGTTCTCTATCTTACCAACTAAACCACCTGCTGCTAATACTTGTCTCTTATGGGAAAACTTGGCTCTACCTTTCTGCTTGGAGGAACTCTTTTCCCTAATCTGTCTTTTAGGCTTGTACCTAGTCTTACTTTTCAAACCTTTAGCTAGATCATATAGAAGCACCTTCTCAATGCCATCTACTAATTTAGTCGAAGACTTTAGTAGTACGAAGTCCTTGGCTCTTTTTTGCAGTAAATCTAGAGCGGGTCTCTCAATATACCTGTTATCTGCTTGGTTGCTCTCTGCACCCTGAAGTGATAAAACAACTATGTAATTCTTATTCAACTTGCCGCTGGAAGTAAGTATCTGATTATGGCGAATATTTAGATTTAGGGTCTTTTCGTATTCATGTATCACTTGCTGGAATACTTCTCTTTCCTTGGAACCCTCTACGAACTTATTGAATCCCGCCTGTTTTACTTTGGCTACATTCACTGTAGAGGCAGCTAACCCACCATACTCCCCGTGACCTAGTTGAAACCCTGTTAAATCTTCACCCTTTTTAGCTAGACCTGTTACCGCGTTAGCGATCTCTCTTGCTTTTGTAGGATTCTTCTTTTTAAACTTGGAAGCTAATGAGGAGGTGAAAGCTGAGTTCAACTTACCACTCGGAGTCTTGCTGTCCTGCACCTGTCTATAGTTAGTTATAATGTAATAATGTAATTTAGGATTAGAGTTTTTATTCTTCAACCAGTTAAGAAGGCCTGTTATATCTTCTAGTCTATCAGGGGTTAACTTGGCTTTCAGTGATGTTTCAAACACTCTATCTATGGACTTCATTAGGGCTGCAAACTCTGTACCGTCTAGAGTCTCTATTTTAAGCTTTTGAGCTATAAAGTCTATTTCTTGTCGCACATCTATTTCATTAATAATAAAGATTTGACCAGTAGATCGGTTCAGTTCTTTACGGGTAGCTTTTGGGTCTTTTCTTCCATTACTACCTAGTTTGGTCTTTTCAAATTCTTCTAGTATGAACTTACCAATATTTTGCTTTAAGCCGTCAGCCGACATTAAGTATTAAACCTGTACAAATCCAATACTCTAGTAATGTGATCTGGAAAATTACTACTTCCATCAACACTAGAGGTACCTTGATTAGTTATAGAAGAATTCACAATACTTCTGCGTTGCTTGTGTTCATCTTTTAAGTAATAAGTAATTAAGTCGTAAATAGCTAGTTTTAAATCTTCTGGGAGATCAGCATAGCCTGCTGTATATACTACCTCTACAGACCTGGCTCCCTGTTTAAAATTAGTGTACCCACCACTAGTAGTTCTAGATATAATACCTAGTTCTTTTTGTACGATATAGTCGTAACCATCACTGGCTCCGGCTGTATATAATTCTGTATAAGCTACGCTCTGTGTTTCTCTTTCTTTAACGCTAGTGATTACTAGGACAGGCATCTCATCTAGAAAGATGTCAGTAGTAAAATCATCATCTATATTAAAGTACTCTGTTTTAGCTGTTGCTGCATAGTCTAAAAACGATATTCCACAATAACTTTTCACAAGAACACTTACAGACGCAACTAATTGGTCTATAACGGTGTCTTTAGCAGTATTAGTAATACCACTGTAGGTTTTGTAATTCGCTGTAGTAACTAAATCTACCATAAATATCCTTGTGAAAAGACCGGCGGGGTCTTAGTAGGCCCCGCCGAGACTTTAAATCTAACTTTAAGTTAGTTTGTACTGAAGACCCCAAACAGAAGTTGCACTATCAATAATATCAGTGAAACCAATTCTTTGAGAAGCAACAAGTACTCTACGTTGCTCTTTAACTTCATAGTCGCTCTCTACTGTAAATCCACGTAGACGTGGAATGAAGTAGTTGCGAGTATTAACCGCTACTGCACAGAACTTAGCCGCTGCTTTAGGTGCGAATTCTGGAGAGATAACTACTTTACTACCGAAGATGCTTCCAACTTCACCAGTGATTTTAGTAGCCATGTTGCCAACTAGGTTAGCATCCTGGAATTCAGGATCTTCTAGTAGGTCGTAGTATACATCTAGAGATACGATATATACTAGTTCGTCTGGACGTACAGCATACTTACCCATAGCACGACGAATCGTAAGTAGGTTAAGAGCTGTAACCGAATCTGTAGCTGCGAAGCCAGAAGCTCCAAGGTTAGTTTGTCCTGCATCCGCATCAGCGATCTGTATAAGACCGTTTGGAGAAGCCCCACCTGTACCGAAAGCACCATCAGCGTGGTTACCAACTAGAATCATGTTTTCAATCCCACGTGAGTGTGAACGAATCATTTCCTCTCTAATCAGTGGAAGAATAGGCATGATAGCATCTTCTTCAGTTTCATTTCCTAGGAAAGATTGGCTGATTAGTTTCTTAGTTGTAACAGTACGTTCTGTTAGATCGATACCACCGTATGGAGAACCATATGTGTCACCAGTCTGAGCAAGGTTACCGTGTGTAGTAGTAATACCTGAAGCTGTTTGGTTAGCAGTAAATTCTGCGTATCCAGAGTCTGGTAGAACTGGGAAGATCATGCTTGCAGCATTCATCTGTACTTCACGGAACATTGGGTATAGAACAAGCCCTAGTTGAACATCACGTTCGATGTTTGTGCTAACTTCTTGTTCGAAGTCTGCTGAGGATACACCAACACCAGAGAAAGCGTTAACTTTTTCTAGGAAGCGTTTACCTGCGACAGTGTCTTCCAGTTTCTTGTTTGTTGCCAAAGATAGCATGAATAGTTCACCCGCTTCGTCACCAAAGTGCTTTTTGTAGTCAGAGCTTTCTGCTCCACCGAAATGACGCTTGCTGTCGCGCATCTTAACGATTTCTTCAGACTTTTCTGCTAGAGTTGTACGCATCTCATCAATTACTTTCTGAGTATCTTCTTCTTTATCTAAAAGACGTTTTTCAAGGTCTTCGTAAAGCTTTTGCGCACCTGACATTGCAGCACCGATAACAGCTCTGTCGCGAGACTCAGCTGACTCAGCTTCGTTAACAGCTTTTTCTTCTGCTTCAATTGCAGCTTTTTCAGCAGCAGCTTTTTCGTTCGCAGCAGTTTGGCTTTTAGTAAGCTCACCAGCTACCGCGCTTGCTGTAGACTTAGCAACATTGTCAGCTAGAGTCTTAGCAAATTCTTCATAATCAAATTCCATTGATTTCTCCTTGGGTTTCATCCCACGTTGCGTGTCGCTAGCTGATATAGGACCAGCTAATGACTGGTTGGCTAGATTTACGCTTTCTTCGCTTTGTTTCTGAAAATCAGCTAAAAGGTTCTTACCTTCACTGTCTTTAGAAACGTTTAGTTCTTTTTTCCACTTGTTGTAATCTTCAATGTTTTCGAAAGATTTTGCAACCGAGAATAAAGAGGTTTGGTTCGCTGGTACAGATACTACTGATACTTCTAAAAGTTCAGCTTCTGTTATATCAAGACCATCGTTGTTGTTATTCCATTCAGCTTGCTTGACTTTAAGGCCAACACTGAATGCCCCTAGAACACCTTCTTTAATTAGGTCATAAATAGCACCTGATGCTTTAGAGATTGTAGCTCCTATCTTAAGTCCCTTAACGTCTATTTCTAGGCTAGTGGCTTTACCGATAGGTTTATCATAATTATGGTTGAACAAGATAATTGGGTTAGAAGAGAAGTCTTTTAAACCTTCGCCTTTCCAAGCTGATGGCAGTATAACATCACCAACTCTATCTATATCAGAAGTGCTCGCGTAACCAACGATCTTAAGCTCATCAGAGCCTTCCTCTTTGGTTACGATCTTAGAAGTAATATTTAGGATCTTATCCATAGGTTACTCCGAGTCTAGGTCTGTGTCTACTTCAAGGTTTGCCATAGAAGTGACTTTAACTACAGGCTTCTTTGCGACAACAACATCTGCAACTACCATCTTTCTAGCTGAAGCAGCCATTACGCGGTTCCAAGAACCCCAGTAACGTTTAACCATACGTACGTCTAATGGTTTGTCTTCGCAAGCTGCATACTCGTCTTTAGTAAGTACCTTGCCTTTATCCTCGAAGAATTTGACTAATGTATCTAGTGTAGTCTTTCTATTCATCTGGTGAATCTCCTTCTGGTCTGCCACCTTGAGTGGCATCTACAGCACTACCTGCTATGTTTTGAGGTATTCTAATTTTGTCCATTTCTGGGTCTTCCATAGGCTCATGTCCCAAGCCCACACGTCCTTCGTTACCTGCTAAGATTCCGCCATTAACTAATGTTGAATAGTAGGCTGCGGCTTCTTTTAGTTCAGGTTGTAGGGCTGGGATACCTGAAACGTCTTCTTCTATCTTAAACCCAAAGAATCTCTCAAACGCATAGTTTAGTTTTCTAACAATCGGAATGATAGTTTCTAAGTAATATAGTCTTTGATTTGGTCTAATGTTAGCATTGTTGCCTCCGTCCATTAAAATTGGTGGAATGCCCAATGCTTTCAGTATAATCTTTTCGTTCTCAACAATACTCTCTTGGAATCCTATCTTCTTAAAGTCTATATCAGTAAGAGTAGTAATCTCTGTGCCACCGTCTACAATCATAGGACGATTTCCGCCACTTCTAGGGTTGTATTTCTGTGCCCAGTTTCTAAGAGTACGTTCTTTGATCTTCTCACTCATCACATTAGGTGTTTTGATGATAAGACCTGGGATAGCGCCATTCTTAAAGAAAGTGTCTTGAAAAGTTCGCATGTCATCTAGAAGTTGCATCGTTCTAGCTGCTGCTTTAAGTCTTGGTACACCTCGGTAAATAGAACGCCCACTGTTCTCTTTAATGTGGATGATCTCGTCGGTGTTGTATTCATCTAGGCCAGCATATTCGTAGCCTGCGATATAGTTCTTCCTGTCGGGGATAACTGTCATGTTCTTAGCTGGAAGGTGGTAAATGTACGCTCCATCCCAGTAGATAAATATGTTGCCTTCTAGTATAAAATCCATGATAAGATTTCTCTTGAATGAATTTATGTCTTGAAAAGGATTTGGTTCAAAATTAAGTATAGCTTCAACTCTAGCTCTTTTGACCCCGCCTGAGGCTAAAGGTGTGATTGCAAGCTTTTCTCGTGTTTCAGGTACTTTAGAGGCCACCCTACAAGGAATGTCTGCTACATCATCTACGATCATGTTAACGCCACGGTTAACAACTTCAATTTCTTCGTAGAATCTAGTGTACTTAAGGATGTTCTCTTTGCTAGAAATATTAGTTCCAGCTTCCATAGATATCAACCCTTGACTTGGGTTTGCTTTCTCTATATCCTTATCAACTTTATCCTTAAACCATGCCATTTTTTACTCTCTGCTTCTCTACCCATCTAGCCTGCTTAATAGCAGTATTTAATGTAGGTCTTTTCCCATAGATGGAATGTAGTTTAAGATGATGGGTTTTGCATAAAGTTACAGTGTCCTCGTATAGTTCTTTATGGTGTTCAGTAATAAATTGATCCCTTACCGCTAATATTTCTTCTTCAGTGGTAATAGGCTTACCTTTCGTCCACTGGTCTAATAATTCTGTTAGCCCTGAGTAGTGATGGAATTCCAAGACTTCTGTTGTTCCGCAAATTGCACAAATGGGGCCTTTATCGTACCCTGATTTGGCTCTATCTCGGACATATTTAACAAGGTCACGTTTGAGTTCGGCCATTCTGATTTCCCATGTAGATAAATTCTGTTAACGTACGAATCTGAGGACGTACCCGCTGTTCCTATATAGTGCACTGTAGGATGGGTTCGTTTCACGTTATTTATAAATAATTCAGATTCTCGCATTTAAAAAATTATATCAATCTAGACATAGTATGTCAACTGTTATTTTTTGATTGGATTAGAAAGACAGTGCATTCGCTTGGTGTGTATAAATAGCATACCTGAGTGCATCCGCCATGTGACAGTAATCATCGTGAATTGGCTTCTCGATTGTAAGGTTAGGATTAGCATCCCATCTATACTGATCTAATGTCTCTAAAGTATGAGTACATTTCTGATCAACTATTAGTCTACCTGATTCTATAATATTGCCTACGAAAGCGATACCATCCAATCTTGATTTAGTAGCATTTATACAGTTAATATCATGTTCAACTGCAAAGTCGTATTTTGTTTGCGCGGCTGCTGAGTCTATGAAGATAAAATCTATACCATACTTATCTTCGAGGCGTTTAACTTCGTGTGCTTGTTGAGCCGTTGTAGAGCCAGCGTTAAGATACTCATCAACAACATAAAAATATTCTCCATCCGTGGCGATTACGGCCATAGCCGTAGGATCACGGAAACCAACGTCAAGCCCGGATATGATCTCATAGTTGTTGAAGCTCATTTCTGATAAGTCCTTCACGCACTCATCCGTATCAAAGTTCCAGATTTGACCCTCGAACACACAAAAGTCAGCAAGGTATTCTTGACGGAACTCGTTTGTAGACATACCGATTTGTGCTTCTTTGATATCTTGCTCAGAAGCCCGAGGGTTATCATGCCACGTCGCATGAATTGACACCCACGATGGATAGTCGTCGCTAAAGCCACGTTCGTAGAACTTAGCGAACCAGTTGTTTCGACCACGAGGTGTTGATATGAAGATAGCCTTAGAAATCTCACGCCCGTTGGCGTCAGTTACATCAAGTGTTGGTCTAAGGTTAATATTGAAAGCTTGTTCACCCATACTAGATAGTGCGGCTTCGTCGAACAAGATAAAGTTGTATGAACGTCCAACAACAGAGTCAGCTTGAGTTACAGAACCCATACGCACCGTTGACCCGTTAGTCAGTTCGATAACCTTGTCTTTTGAGTTGTCTCGTGCCACTTCTAGCTCAAAGTTACGGATAAGCTGACGTTGCAGCTCAAATGAGATTTGAGAAAGTGAGTAGTTAGGCGACATTATAAGTACATTGCATCCAGGTACTAAAGCAACCAGTTGAGCTATGATATTAGCTATATAGGTCTTACCAGTACGTCTAGAAATGGCAGCTACAATGAAACGATACTTAGGGCAGTTAATTGCGTTGATAATAGCAATCTGAGGCGGGGCCGGCTCAATTCCAAGCAAGCTAAGATATTTCTTAACAGGAAGCTTTAGGAACCTCTCGGTAGCGGGATACTCAACTACAGTATCCCAGGATATATCAGCTCTACTTACTTCCATTCTACTTCGAAGTCCTCTTTAAACGCCTTTTCGGATATAGCTACTCGCATACGATCAACTTCGCCGTTCTCCCAATGAGTACAATCTAGATAGGTAGAATGAATAGATATCCATTCAGGAAATGCTTCGTCAAACCCTCGATTGTATATTTCAGTAAATATATCAGCCTTCCCATCCATATCAACTATAGGAGTAGCAAGGAATAAGAACTTCCCGCGATCTATATCAGCATAGTTAGGATATACGTCATCAAAGATTGTAAAGTCTGAAGGAGAGGGATGATTAGAGAATAGAATGGTAGAACCGTTATGTAGTAGAATGGAATAGAAATCGCGATTACGATTTACAGATTCAGCATTATATTGTTTATAAGATTCTTGAGGTGAGATGCAGACAACCAGCACTTGAGCACCAGGGTGTTCATTAGCGTAAGTCATAGCACATTTGCGAGCTACATAGCCTTTTCCTCCGCTACGGGGGAAGGCGGCTGTAACGTAAGAGTAGTCCTTAACCGCAGCTATAACAGCAGCCTGCGGCGGGGACAGTTGTTTACTAACTATCATATAAGTCCATTGTGCGTGGTACGAAATCAGCAACGTAGGCATCGGACATTGTCCACATTGTTTTGCCACGTACTACAGATCGTGAGATGAATGAGTCGTCCTCTAGGTCTTTCAAGCGGGTAAATACGCCATCAACGCTAAAGAATTCAGGGGGGTGTTCAGTACGCTCAACCATTATAGGCTCCCAGATTTCAAAGACTTGAAACGTATCCAGTTTAAGGGATTGATCAGTCTCAAAGATATCTAGCAACCATACTTGTGAGTGAGCTAAGCTTTTTCTCTTTTCTAAAAATGATTTTTCAGTTGAAGGATTGTAACGATTAAAAAGTCCGATTAAGAAATCAGCTATCTTATTTATTAGTTCCCACATTATTCCTCGTCTTGTACTATAAGTTGTTGCATCAACTCACCATACTTGCCTTGAAAAGGCATATCACCAATGTTTACCTGGGTCGTGGCGGGGCCGTTAGCGGCTTTCATTCTTTCAGTTTCGAGTTTCATCTCATCTTGACGCATTTTGTGTGCAAACGCCAATACTTCTAGAATGTCCTTCTTTGAACCCATTTCCGTTTCGTCCATTTCTTCTAGTTTCATGTCTAATAGTTTATCCATGACTTCTGCCAGTTTAAATCTATTCCTATAACCTGAGTCTAGATATATAGCATCAATGTACCTTTTAATCTCACCCTTTTCTATCGTATCCGTCACCTCTCGCGGTGTGATTCCCAGAGACATTGCTGCTTCCGCAGCTCCACCGAATTCAAGGTAAGCGTTTGCGATTGTGAGGTTTTCCGGTGATATTACAAGATTTTTTGCCATGTTTGAATTATATGTAATCTGACCTCGAATGTCAAGTATTAAATTTAATTTGGTACAATTTGGTACAACTTTGTAATAGTATAGTATAGTAATAGTATAGTAATAGTATAGTAATAGTATAGTAATAGTAATAGTAATAGTAATAGTAATAGTAATAGTAATAGTAATAGTAATAGTAATAGTAATAGTAATAGTAATAGTAATAGTAATAGGCCCCGCTGTAGGCTCCGTAATAGTAGTTAAATTATAACATTTTACACGCGCGGGGGTCCGGAGCGAGAGATAGAAGTCAATGTCTCTTAACCGCCCCCTTAGACTATTAATGCATAAGTGATCAGATACTTAGACCAAAATAGTCTTTGACTTTCTAGGTTAAATTTTGTATAATGTGTTTTCTAAATTGAATTAAATAACGGATTAAAAGATGGACGATTTACTTGACACGCTGGATTTATTAGCTGATGTAATATCTGAGGAGGATATGCTATACATATATAATCGCTTGCTAAAACGTGCGATTAATGATGGGCTTGATGGTAACATTAAATACTTTCAGCAGCAGATTGCTCTGACTGAGGTTACAATTGAGCAAATAAGAATTGATATAAACATATTGACACGACCTGTTTAATCAGGCACAATTAACGCTTAACTTAATAAGGATTTAAAAAAATGCAAAAGATTACAGATTATTTAATTCATGCAGTTGTCATTGCTATGCTATTAGCTTCTATGTTTACAGCTATACCTTCTGGAATAGTTACAACAGTTGTTATGCTGTACATTATATTTGCGGGCTTAGGCTTGTGGGGTATGGTATCATTGTCCCATAAAAATGATTACTCTATAGCCAAACGAACAAATGGTATTCAATTCACTGTGATGTGTTTAATAGGTGTTATAGAAGCTTCACTACTAGCAGCAGCAGGCTTCTATGTTGGCTTTGCTGTAATCATAGTGTACACTGTCAGCTACATATTCTGGATGGATACAGGATGGAAACAGAAATGAAAAAGAAGCCTTCACCTTTAGCTAATCGCTTGATACTTCGTAACTATGTTGCCAAGCACAACTATAACAAATCAGCTATACATACAGATAAAACTAAATACAATCGTAAAAGGAAAAATGACAATGACTAAAAAAGAAGCTAAAAAGAAAATTCTTTCACTACTAGATGCTTTATACAGTGAAGCGCGGGATTGTGGTAATAAAGAAAAAGCTGGCGAGTTATCAGATATGTATGATTGTCTTGCGGACTCAGAACTCACCCCTTAGCTGGCTTAACGCAAAAAGTCCTTGTAAATCAAGGACTTAGGCAGGCCCCCGCGTAAGTCATTGATTTATAAGGGTTTTTTAGACAAAGTCTACTGAGGGGCGACTGACGAGGAGACTAGGGGGCGGTGACTGCCTTGGCAGGAACTCCAAATCGCGCCGATTTTACCATATATACACCCACATGTAAAGTGAATTAAATTCATGATGATACGCTAAAAGAGGGGCAAGGCCGCCCCCGCCGTAAGTCATTGATTTTAAAGGACTTTTTGGCGAAACTTCACTAAGGGGTCTAACGACTAGGTTAAGTCGTGACCTTCTGCGTCACATTGTGACAATTTTGGGCACAATGTGACGCTGGCAAGCACTACTGTATAAACATACAGGCTTTATAAGCCCATAAACAGGTCGAAAAAGTTGGCACGCGTCCTGCATATATATAGGTATACAGAAATTTTAATCAAGGACTAGAAAATGCTCGAAAAATTGGCCATACTAAAAAATGAAAATAAAGTCTTAAAAAGCTTTGTGATCTCGTAAAAACCTGTTACAATCATACTTCAATTAATCAATAAGGAAATACCTATTATGCCTACTGAAAAAAAAGTAAATTACACTCCTGAAATGGAATCTACTCTTTTGGCTGCTACGCCATTTGATTTTGAAACGGCGAAAGTTTTAGCTTCTAAAATGCGCAAAAACCCACGTTCAATTGTCGCTAAGATTAAGCGAATGGAAAACGACGAATCTGTCAAAGGTGAACGTCCTTTTTATAAATCTCAACCTGAATACGTTTCCAAAACTGGAAATGCTGTCGAGAAAAAATCCGACATTGTGGCAGAAATTGCTATCTTAGTTGGTGCTGTCTCTGATAGCTTGAAAGGGCTTGAAAAAGCTCCTAAGTCTGCCCTTGTCGCTTTGCGCGATTCGGTAACAGTCGGGGCTGATTCTAGTGACAGCTAACCGCTTTTGGTCTGCTTGGGGCTTGGGGGCAGTTTTCTGCCTTCAATCCGCAACACTCCCAACGGTTCTTAGAATCTTAGTGGGGGAAATTGAGAATTTGCCTCCTTTTGATTTTATTCTTCTTTTAGAATTGGGAATTTTGGGAATGGTTATCAGACATTATTATTACATTCAGGACAAAATTTCTTTGTTTTCGGGATTATTTGGGTTATACTCTAATCTCATTATTTTACTAACAATACAGGTTACAGCAATATGAAAAAGAAAATTTTTATCACTATCGACACAGAATGCGCTGGCCTTAAAGATCCAGTTTATGATATCGGTTGGACTATTCACGATAAAAAAGGTGAAATTTTCGCCCAATATCATGCGCTAGTTCGCGAGGTATTTACAGATGGTGAAAAAATGGTGAAAGCCTATTTTGCTAAAAAGATTTTTTCTGATTATGCTCCTATGCTAGATGCTGGCGAAATCAGTATTCAAAATTGGTCAACAATTGTTGATATCATGCGAGGTCAAATTGAGGAATTTGGCGTAAACGTTGTAGCGGCTTACAATCTAGGTTTTGACGTTCGCGCTTTAAAAATGACTAACGATATGTTCGGCGACGGCTCTCCTGTATTCGCGGGTAAACCTGTGCAATTGCTTGACCTATGGCAGTTTGCTTGTGAGGTTTTGCTTAATACTGCGACATACAAAAAAACCGCTAACGCTAACGGTTGGGTATCGCCAGTAGGCAATATCAAAACGTCTGCGGAAATGGCTTATCGTTTCATTATCAACAATCCTGAATTTATTGAAGACCACACCGCATTATCTGATGCGCTGATTGAAACTGAAATTCTCGCAAAATGTTTTGCCAAAAAAGGAAAAGTCCCTTATGGCGTAATGAATGCACAGCCATGGAGGATTGTCAACGAAAAATAAAACTTAACATGTTACGAAAAACTCTGATATACTAAATTTTTAAATAAGGCTTTACATATGAAATATACAATTTTTGATCTTGACGGTACTGTTATAGATTCTTCACATCGTTCAATGTTTGACCCAATTACGGGAAAAACTAACCTAGAATTTTGGCGGGAGAATTCCACTAGAGCCAAGATTATGAAAGATTCTCTGATGCCTTTGGCTAAAGTTTGGCACAAAATTATCCCTAAAGCTGGAAAGCGCATTGTGATTTGCACAGCTCGCGTATTGACGCATATTGATTATGAGTTTCTAAGAACTAAAGGATTATTTGCTGATGCAATTTTTTCCAGACCTGAAGGCGATATGACTGCCGATGCTGATTTGAAAATTAGTCAAATTATGCCTTTTCTCGCCGCACAAAAAGATGTTGACAGCGTGAAATTTTGGGACGACAATGTATCTGTTAGGTCGGCATTTACTCGCGAAGGAATCCAGACCTTAAACCCTGAAATTATAAATGGTAAACAAGAATGGTAAAAATGAGCTATACAGTTTTGGACGTAGTAACAGAAACACTAGGGCGCTTAATCCCTAACGTTTCTGTTAAGGTGTACATTGATATTGTGCAGGATGCTGACGTTAGCTGGCTGATGGAATGCTGTATTGAAAAACGAAAGCCTGATTTTTGCATCACTATGAATTTCAGCCCCTGCTTAGAATTGTCAGAGTTTGAACTTGTCGAAGGCATCTGTCATGAGTGCGTTCATATCGCGCAGTATGTCACGGGAGTATGTGCCACAGAATCAAATCGTAATTGGCTAACTGACGAATGCTGGGAATCTGACGACGAGGTTCAGGCGCGCGACTTACAAAAACCGTTAGCAAAAATGTTTCTAGCCAGCCTCGCCCCTTAGCGAAGCTGTTAGTCGCCCCTTAGTGGGCTTGGCCCAAAAAGTCCTTATAAATCAAGGACTTAGCCGGGGGCCTGGAAAATCCCTTATAAATCAAAGACTTACGCCAGCGCCCCTTAGTAGACTTTGTCTAAAAAGTCCTTATAAATCAAGCACTTAGGTGGGGGCCCCCATAAGTCATTGATTTATAAGGACTTTTTGGTGCTGAAAACCCGACGAACGGTAGTTGACTTTAGCTGTCAAACTGTTATAATGTATACACAAAATAAGGAATTAGAAAATGTTATTTAGAAATTTGGAAATAGATTTACAAGAGCAGATTGCCAAACAATTTCAAGAAGATTTGATAGGTACTTGTATGCAAGAACCTAACGTGTTTGAATGGTTGCTAAAAGATTTTCCTGTGCTCAAAGAATATTATGATTCTTATAGTGATCTTTTATCTGACTGTTTTGAAGAAGGGATGATATCAGAGTGCGATTTGTTTGAGTGCGCGCGTTGTGGTTGGTGGTGTGATGATATGGATTTGCCAAATCATTGTGGAGACTGCTCCAATGACGAAAGAGAAGAAAATCCAGAGGAATGGGAAGAATGGGACTAACCATTTAGCCAAGGTGCGCCCCTTAGTGGGCTTAGATTAAAAAGTCCTTATAAATCAAGGACTTAGGCAGGCCCCCGCGTAACCCTTTGATTTACAAGGGTTTTTCGCGCCGATTTTAGGGGGTAGCTAGATCGTCCTGTAATTCCTCTAGGGAGCTAAGGGTGGTTTCTATTAGATATCTCCATCTGTGAATGTTATGACGTCAATTAATTTTGCTAGTGTATGACGATCTTCCATAATCTGATTAACCATCTTTTGAAGTATATCCTGATTTTGTACTTGTTTGTCGTACAAAGCATTAATTTCGTCTACAATTTGTTGTCTAGTCATTAAATATCTCCGATTTAAAATGTTCGATTCTTTGCTTTCCAAAGCCTACCATCATATCCATTCTGGATTATGAACCAACTTCTAACTCTATATAACCTTTCATATTTGATAACCCTTAATTTTAAAATAGTCTGCTAATGGTATCATGATAGTGTGTCCTTCTGCAAATGCTTTTGAATATTTTTCTAATTGTTCTATGTCATCCATCGTAAAACAATATGCGAAAGTTTCCTCATAAGGTTCAAAGGGAAAAAACACTCTGATCCATAAAGGTTTAGAATAAAAATCGTTGAAATGATTTACAGCTCTACGGCTTAATTGGTCAGTCTTAGCTATTATAAGAGCTGTACACTCTGGAATAAGCTTAATAGCCTCATCAGATTTTAACTCAAAGTATCCCTTATCAAAATTCAACATATCTTATTTCTCTATTTTGTATACATACATTATAACAGACTGGCAGCTAAAGTCCAAGACTTTAAAAGCATAAGCCAGCACATTCTTATAACCTGAAAAACCCTTATAAATCAAGCACTTAGGTGGGGGCCCCCATAAGTCATTGAAAGTCAAGGGTTTTTTTCACCTTTCCTGAATTTAAAGAGTTGCGCTCTGCGCCAAAGTGCGAAGTCAAGTACTATTTTTATGTACGTGGTATGAAGCATGCGCCGAAGTGCGAAATCAAGTACTATTTTTATGTACCTTAAAGGCAAGCTCTGCGCCAAAGTGCGAAGT